GTATGCTTCATCCAGATTCTCATCAAGCCCGATTGCCACATGAATATATTTTTGTTTAATTACTCTTCGAATAATCGAAGCAAAAATTCCCGGTGTATCTACAAATGCTATGTATATTTCTGTCATATTAGTTCATCCTTTCCCCCTGTAATGTAAATCTTCCGGATTAACAATACATTTTTCCTTTTGTCTTTTTTACCGATCATCGTTCTTTATTGAAAGCGATATACTTTTTTTGCAAGACGATATCCCCCGATTGTCAAGCTTGTGCCGATCTTTCCGGGTAAATATGTAAAACCGCTCAAAGTACGAAAGCGAAGCCGATAGTAAAGAGCTTCATTATACTCTTTTACATGATTCCACATATCTTTTCGCTTTTTATAGGAATCGGCTGTATCGATAAGGAGCAGATGGATAGATGAAATTGTAAGCATAATTGAAATATTTCGCACCATGTATGCTTCTAATTTCGGATGGATTTTCTTTACTTCCGCCAGATCAACGCTGCGGGTTACAAGATCTGTTACCAAGATCTGCTGATCGATCCTTTTCATAAGCACCTTTTCATTTACAGATTGATCATCTCTGCCCAGGTAATAATGATACAGATCGATGTCCATATAATAAATAGTCTCGGCGTACGGAAGCGGCTTATATGAAAACAGATTATCTACATAAAATGTATGCTCCGGCAGTTTCACTTCAGATTCTCTGAGCACTTTCGTCTGAAACATGAGCGAGTGCATGATCAAATATTGGGACGGATAAAACTTTCCGATTTCATCCCATGTGCACTGTTTTTCAATCGGAAATACATTTTTGTAATCCATTGATTTTTTTATTCCTTCATCAAGGTGATCGTATACATAATTACATACGATCAGATCCGGACGCTCGCCTGTAAACGCTTTTAGCTTGACAAGAAGTTTCTGATATGATTCTTTATCAAACCAGTCATCCGAATCTACGACTTTATAATAAATACCGTTTGCCAACTCGAGTCCTTTATTCACACCGGAACCATGTCCCCCGTTTTCCTTATGCACAACACGTACAATATCCGGGTATTCAATCTCATATTCATCGGCAATCTGTGCAGTACGATCAGAAGAACCGTCATCGATCAGAATAATTTCTACATCTTTCCCTCCGATAAGAAGAGAATCCACACATCTTCTCATATAATTTTCAGAATTATAACACGGAACTGCAAACGTAATGTATTTCATATAACTTTTCCTCCTCAGTGTGTTCCATATGCTCCTAACGGGCTGAAACACAGCGTTTTTTCATCTCTCATTTCTTAATGCTATTATTTACAGCCTAAATAATACTTGACCCTTCTTAAGATAACATCGAGGTATTTCTTAAGATTTGGGAAAGATTTTTAAAACAATATGAAAATATAGAAGAAATCATTCCAATCGGCATAATGATCAAAACAATAAATAAGATCATCAGCCATCCGATCAGCCGTCCGACAATTCTGCTCACAGACAATTTCATCTCATTTTACCTCCTAAATATCTGTATGTATTTATTGTAGAAAAAAGAAAAATTTTTTCCACATGGATTGTCTTACATTTCCAAGCATGCATCTTACACTTTCGTAAGGCGCATAAAGAACAATGAAAAATTTCTTAAATTCTCTTTTATCACTTGTATCTCTTTTGGAAAAGTTATAACATAAGGAAATAATTTTATATCAGCTTATCCAAAAAAGGAGTTTTATTTTATGAGAAAAAATCCTGAATTTGAAGAGTTATTTGATGATGATTTTGAAGTGACATATGAGGAATACGTTCCAAATGAATATAGGTCAAGTAACGACATCTATAACGACTATGATGATGATGACGATTATTATGATGACGATTATTATGATGATGACTATGAAGATGAATACTACGAAAGTGATGATGAAAACAGTGACTATGATCACACCGATCCCGATGACCGTACCAAAAAGAAAAAACGAAGAAAAAATTCTAAAATACCTCTGGCTGCACCTATCAGAAAAGGAGGACGTATCCTTTCCAACATTTCCGCTTCTCTGATCCGCAGCCTGACGGCTCTTTTAATTTTAGCTGTCATGATATTCGCCTCTTGGACATTTCTCCGTGCAAGTGCGCCCTACGGAGATATTATGGAAGCTGTTAATACAAAAACCGTTCCTCTCTCACTTGCCGCATACTTATCTGTTGCGCTTATTTTTCTTTTAAGCGAATTTATTGCACTTCTCTGGTCTATGACGAAAGTAAGAGTTCGAGATCAATGGGGAGTTCACAAAGAAGATACCGGCAGAGGACTGAATTCTTTCTTACTTGTATTTCTCACCTCCTATGCTGCATTCTGGATCAATCGGTTTCTTCCCGAAACTCCGGATATCATCTATGGACTAAAGGGCGGACTTGAAGTATACGGTTCTATGCATAATGTTTTATTCGGACTTTGTGCAGCGGGGATCATCTCCTGCCTGATCCGCAAATACCTTTAAAATATTCCACAGCAGAAAATAGCAAAAGGTTTTTCTATATCGGACGCTCGATTCGGATCTTCACAAGATCTGCCGAGCGTTTTTTCAGATTCTTTTTATATCCCATCCCTTTGTACCGTTTGATCTGACACACAGTTCTTCCCATTTGATCCGATACCTGTTCTTCAGTCGCACCATATGCAAACAAATTAAACGCACAGCAATTTCTCACTGCTTCTGCGCTGTAAGATGGAATTTTTGCCTTTTCACAATACTTCTTCATCATTCGGCTGATATACATCGTATTCAGAGGATTTTTGCTCCGATTATAAAAAAGGGATCTTCCTTCTTCCCATTCTTCCAAATAAGAAAACAAAATTTCTTTTGCATCTTCCGGTATATAACACGGCTCTTGCCTTCCTTTTAAAAACACATACAATCCGTCGCCATACTGTACAAAATCTTCCGGCCCTTTCAATGCTATAATTTCCGTAGAGGACAGTCCTGCCCTATACATTAAAGTTAAGATCGTATACACCATATGATTTTCCGCCGATGCTGTCAACAATCGATCTATATGCTCCAAAGGAATCATCCTCGCCAACTCTTTTTCCTTTACCAGTTGTTTCAAATACGGTTCAAAATAGTCTTTAAACGAACTTGTTTTTGACTCATCTTCTAATCTGTCGCTCCACTCTTCTAACAAAAATTTTGAAAAAGAATGAAGTTCCCTGAATTTTTTTGTCACTGTCAATGGACCGATCTGTCCATTTTTTATCTTTTTTTGCATATAGATATAATATTTCTGTACATCCGAAAAATCTGTTTCCTGAAAACACTTTTCCGTAAAGCGACAAAATTCTGACAGATCGGATTTATATGATGCTGCTGTAACATCACTTTTAAATTTCTTGCAAAATAATTCCCATACTTCTTTTTTTATACAACTTTTAAAAAAATCAAATTTTTTATTTTTCGTATTGACAAATTTTGATTCTGCGTTTTGGCTCATCAGTTTATCTCCCCCGCCTTGTTTGTATCAAGCTTTTTAAATGTTATTAGTTTTATTCATACTATAACATTTTATTTCTTTTTTAACAAGCAGCATTTTAATATGCTACTCGTCAAATTCCAATACTGCAATATGAAACTGCGGCGTTTCTTTTAATTCTTTCACAATTCCTCTTCTGGTTTTTAACCGCTCTGCCTGTTTGAAATTAGCGCTCATCCCGAGTGCGTGCTCGATCGTGTAGTAATAAGACGTCGGAAGGACTCCTTCTGTCACTCCCACTTCCATCCCCGGCTTTAAAGCTTCTGTGTCTTCAATCGTAAACTCCATTTCGCGCATACTTTTCTCCACTCCTCTCTTCTATGACTGTGCGATTCAAATATGACAGCTTCCATTCGCTGCGCTGCTGTTTTTCTTTTCGTTTATCAGTATATCATAAAACAAAACTTTTGAAAGCTCTTCTTCGGCAGTCTTAGACTTTAACGACCACTGTTGAAAAAAACTGTACTGCAAACGAATTTCATATCTATTTGCAATACAGTTTCTTTTTTATCATTCTTCTTATTTTATATCAAATTCAGGATGTTCATCTAAATGTTCCGATACATATTTTCCGTTTTTCTTTCTCTGCCTTACACACTCGGTCAGCAAATATTCAATCTGCCCGTTGACTGAGCGAAAATCATCTTCTGCCCAAGCTGCCACGGCATCATACAATTTTGCAGAAAGCCGAAGCGGAATCTGTTTCTTTTTCTGATCTGCCATGATCAATACAAACTTCCCGAATTTACAATAGGCTGCGCATCTTTGTTGCCGCACAAGACGACAAGAAGATTTGAAACCATTGCAGCTTTTCTTTCTTCATCCAGTTCTACAACTTTCTTTTCGCTGAGACGATCAAGCGCCATTTCTACCATTCCGACCGCTCCATCTACAATCATTTTTCTTGCGTCTATAATAGCCGATGCCTGCTGTCTTTGAAGCATCACTGCCGCAATCTCCGGCGCATAGGCAAGATATGTGATTCTTGCTTCCAGAATTTCCAGACCTGCCTCACTTACTCTTTTTTGAATCTCATCACGAATTCTTGCAGCCACTACCTCGCTGGAGCCTCTCAGACTTCCCTCGTCTGCTACACCATCGCCGGTTGTATCTACATTCGGAGAAACATCATACGGATAAACACGTACAATATTCCTAAGAGCTGTATCACACTGAAGAGAAAGATATTCTTTATAATTATCTACGTTAAAAACCGCTTTTGACGTATCTACAACTCGCCACATCACCGCAATACCGATTTCTACCGGATTTCCGAGACAATCGTTAATCTTTTGACGGCTGTTGTTCAAAGTCATAATCTTTAAAGAAATCTTCTTTCCTGCCGATTCCAAACCGGATTTTTCCGAAGTGCCTGCCAATAATCCTGAAAGTGAAGATTTTCTTGTACTGTTGTCAACATCACCACTTTGATTTAGATGTGTATCCGCCGCCGGATTTACACTTGTACAAAACGGATTTACCGCATAAAATCCTTCTCCTTTCAATGTGCCTGTATATTTTCCGAACAATGTCAACACAAGCGCTTCTTGAGGTTTCAGCACACGCAGTCCACAATACGGAAACCAGCCTACACACATCCAAAAAATACTGATCCCGAGCAGCAACGGATTTCCGATCATAGCTCCCACAACGCAGACTGCGATTGACAATAGATACAACAATGTTGTTAGAATCAAGACAAGCATTCCGTTTTTCTTATTATTCAGTACTTTTTCTTTCATCATTATCCCTCCTGTTCTTGTTTGATATCATTATGATATCATTTTGTTTGTATTTTGTAAATAGTAATTCAAATATTTTATTTTTTGAGTATTGACAAAACATTCTTCCGTACATATACTATACTCAAAGCTAGTTAGTTACTCAACTAACAAACTAATGCACAAGGTGGTGATACGATGCATATCAATCCTAATATAGAAAAACCTATTTTTATTCAAATAGCTGAGCAGCTTGAAGACTCCATTTTTACAAAAGTGTTTCCTGAAGAAACAAAAATCCCTTCGACAAATGAACTCTCCTCTTTATTGAATATTAATCCTCATACTGTCTTAAAAGGAATGAATCTTTTAGTAGACGAGGAAATCATATACAAGAAAAGAGGGTTGGGCATGTTTGTAAAAAAGGGAGCAGTCAATAAAATCCTATTAAAACGGCAAAGTCAGTTTTACGAACAATACGTTGCTGCATTGATTCAAGAGGCATCCAAACTGCATATGAAAAAAGAAGAAATTATTTCATTAATAGAAAGGGGTTTTGAACATGAACAAAATTCAGATTAAAAATATCACAAAAAAATATAATAATTTAACAGCCCTTGACGATGTTTCATTTTCCTTTGAGTTCGGAAAAATTTACGGCCTTTTGGGGCGAAACGGAGCGGGCAAATCTACACTTATCAATATAATCGCAAATCGTATTTTTGCCGACGAAGGAATGATTCTTGTAGATGACATTCCGGCAAAAGAAAATATGCAGGTACACGAAAAAGTGTTTTGTATGAGCGAAGCTGATTTATATGATAAAGATTTAAAAATAAAAGAACACTTCAGGTGGATCAATCGGTTTTATGATTGTTTTGATTTAAATAAGGCCTTGACTATTGCCAAAATGTTTGACCTTGACATCAACAAAAAATTCAGATCGTTATCTAAAGGTTACCAATCCATTTTTAAATTAACAGCGGCATTGTCATTAAATATTCCTTATGTAATCTTTGACGAACCAGTCTTAGGATTAGATGCAAATCATAGAGAACTGTTTTATGAACTGCTTTTACAAGATTTTGAAAATAATGAACGAACAATCATTATCGCTACACACTTGATTGAAGAAGTAACAAATATTATTGAAGAAGTTGTTTTGATCGATCACGGAAAGATTATATTACAAGATACTGTTGAGAGTCTTTTAGAAACAGGATACAGTGTCTCAGGAATCTCTCACGAAGTTGATCAGTATTGCTCAGATAAAAACGTGATCGGGCATGACGAATTAGGCAATATGAAAATCGCCTATATATTAGATAACAAAACGTCCATCCCCCCGGACAGCAGCCTTCATTTTTCATCCATGAATTTACAAAAATTATTCGTAAAATTGACAGAGAAAGGCGGAAAATAGTATGAATAAATTAAAATCAATCATCCAATACGAATGCATGACCTCTTTTAAATATATATGGATCTTCTACGCAATCCAATATGCAATCGTCGGACTTATCACTCTGATCATCGGCATTGTCTCCGGAAGCTTTGAAAATGTCGGAACAAATTGTTTGGAAATCAATACTTTGTTTTTCGTAAGCATTTTGGGCGCCTTAGGGTTTAAAGAAGATTTTAAAACACTTATACAAAACGGATTTACACGTAAATATATTTTCATTGCGGCGCTTTCTTTATTTAGTTTTATGTCCGGAATCATGGCATTTATAGATACAGTCGTAGGAAATTTTCTTCATTATTTTAATAAGGATTATACATCCCTATACAGCGGAATCTACGGCTATGACAATATAGTGATGAACTGGCTCTGGCTCTTCCTTGTGTATGTAATGTTTTGTTGTCTTCTATATTTAACGATACTTATAATCAATAAAATAGGCAAAACCATGTCTATCTATTGCGGCATTCTTTTCATCGGATGCATAGTGCTTATCACTGCATTATTCAGATATGTATTTTCCGCTGAACTGGTAAAAAATATTTTAAATTTCTTTATGAAAGCAGCCGGTTTTGTGAAGGGCGATACAATTAACTACTTCTATCCCTCTTTCTCTTTATTACTCATTATCGGCATTTTAGGAACTACATCTTTTGTGGTCATTAGACGAACCGAACTCAAATAATCTGTCTGCAGCAAGAACGCTGATACCTAAAGTTACGTACTGCCTCGCATGTACTACACGGCAGAATTAAAGGCTGTCGCAGAACATTACGAACTGCGATAGCCCTTAGTTTTACAGTGATAAAGAAGTATTTATAATAATTTATTACTAACGCTGACAGACAGGTTTGTAGAACAAACAAGTTCTTTCTCCTTAAACCATGTCGGTAAAATAGTGGATATCCTAGCAATCTCACCATTACGAAAAATGGCAAAACGGTGAAAGTTTTTCGTGTTATCGTAGAACGCTGCCAAATCACAATATTTTAAAACATCTTTTAAATTTTTGAATGTCTCTACATAACGTCTTTCAATATCTTCTTCTGAAATTCCATGTCCACCCTTATTTATCCTTATTTTCACTCTTTCTTTTACAATCTCATCAGTGTTTATGCGTGGCATTCCTTTTAATTCATTTAATGCTTCATAAAGGGTTGACTTACCTGCACCATTGACACCGGCTAGTATACAGTTTCCAATGGGGTCAGTCAAATATAACGAGCCTGTCTACCCTTGTATTGTCTGGCATTGTAACTCTGTAGAGTGGAGATGTCAAAATCTCTAGTTTAAAAAGGGGCAACCCATCATAAACTCAAGTGTGGCTTACATGTGTCTTGCCGATACAAAAAGAGCTTCCCAAGCCAAACTACGACTTGAAAAGCCCCATAAAATCAAGGTTTTTTGCACCTATCTTAGAATTTACCTTCTTTTGCTGCTTCCTCGATGGAAACAGGAAATCTTGATTTTAAGCCATTTCTTCCAGCAAAATGTAGGAATACTCAAGAAATAAACGACATTTCTACACTTTTTTATACACCGTTTCACCTTGTATTACATTATTCGCTTTATCAAGGATATTCTCCCCCTTTGAATCCTGAAGGGTATCGAGAAACGAATATCTCGAAGGGTAGTCTTTAAATGCGGTCCCTACAATTTTTGTACCGTCCGCTTTATGCGCTGTATAACCTCGCAACAATGTTTCCTCTGTGATTGTATCCTCGGTCAGATCTATGAGGGTCTTACCGCTATAAACGACTTTACTTGTAGCCATTTAAGCCTCCCTTCTACCCGATAGTTACCGTGGTACCTCCAGCGGGATTTTCACTTTCCTGATACGGAATTGCTGCAACTGTAACCTGTGATAAGTAGTTATATCCTTCTTCAGTATCTGGTAATACAGTCTGTTCTGTGGTTTTCGGTGTAACTGTCTTGGCCTGTGGTTTGGCGTCTTCTGTTCCGGACATCGTTCCCTCAACGCCAAGCAACGTAATACCCTCTCGAATATTAGCAGGAACCAATTTTTCTTTTTCTGTATCTACAATTCCAACTTTACCAGAACCATCATGATATCCCTGAGGAACTGTATATTGCTCATCCTTAGAAGAAATTGTTCCAGCCACAGCACTATTGTTTTTCATAGTACCAGTCAGTTTCTTACCTCTTACATAAGCGGTCTTTCCCTGAAGAATTTCAGCAACAGCAGCCGTCGCATCACTAGAATCTACATCGTACTTACAAGTACCGGTGATAGTCTCTCCTTTTTTATCATGAGCTGTAAATCCATCGAGAATTTTATCAGCAGTGACAGTATCGCCACTTAAATCGATCAGTGTCCGTCCACCATAAATTACTTTGTTAATAGCCATATTCGTATCATCCTCTCTTTTAAAAATAAAAAAGAACGGTTTCCCGCTCTAATTACTCATTTTTATTTGCCTGTTTGATAATCTGATTTACATAATTACTGAGACCTGCCATTAAAATCCCCTGAACAATTGCTGTAAAGACCGCCATAGCAATCTCCTGACCGTTACCTAATGGCGATGTTGCCAGAACCCAAATTCCACAAAGAACGATTCCTCCTGCCCCCAGAAGCATAGGGATATATTTATCCTTAACCACCTGTGTCTGCTTCAATGCCATTCCGCAGAAATACAGAACAATCGCTACAACAATCAGTTCCGGTTTTACATAATTCATAATCTGTTCCATGATTGATTCCTCCTACTGATTTTTTTGAGTATATGTTGATTTATGAATGGGTAGTTTGTTGACTTCCGACATAACTTTCTTCGCCGAACCATTTCCTCCCATTTTTTCATAAGGCTTATAGAGATAATCATGCAGATTTTCATATTCATCCTGCGTAATCCAACCCCGATCGATATAGGACATGCCAAGATATACGATTCTGTCATGAGCAAGCCCAATCAACATCTGTGTTCTCACATCTTTTTTCTCGCTTCTCTTCTGGATGTATGCCCAAAAACCAGAAGAAGCGACAACTGCACATACAATCGTCGCTACCATTTGAAACCATGGCTCCATATAGGTACCCTCCCATATTTATCTTGTTTTATCGACTATAATCATCTTTTTATTGACAATCTCAATCGATTTTTCAAATAAATCTTCGTAAAGACCTATTAAATTTTTTCTTTGTTCTTTGGATAGAAGTTTATAAAAACCACCCATCCAGCTTCGAAACATATTTTCTACATTTTCATACGAAATTTCCTCATTCTTCACTTTTACAGCAAGCCTTTTGAGTTTTCTACGCATCGCAGTAACTCTCTTTGGATTGATTCGTTTGATTACTTTACCGGAATCGGTCAAACTATATTTGATTTGCAGAAATTTGTATGTACTGGAAATCTTCACAATTCGAGTTTTCTTCCTATTGATATGGATTCCATATTCTTCTGCAATCTGATGAATATGATCCAGCAAATCTAACAATTCTTCTTTGCTCGGGTTCATGATATACCAGTCATCCATGTATCTTCCATAGAATTTCTGACTTCGCACATACTTGACATAATTATCGATCCGATATGGATAATAAATTCCAATAACCTGAGATAGCTGGTCGCCAATATTAACCGATTTCTCCATCCATTTTTCACCAGTCAACTTTGACTCTGGAATATTTCTATACTCCAACTTATTGAAAGTATCTGTCATACATGTGGCATATTCTTCGTCTGTCATGTAAGAAACATCGATTTTAAACCCGTCAAAAATTTGCGTTAATAACCAATCAATAAATTCATCGTCATCAAATAGCCTCAACAATTCTCGTTTGGCAATTTCATGAATGATGTTGTCATAAAACTTAGAAAAGTCTCCAAACAATATCCAACCTTCATTCCCATACAAACGATAATATTTACGAAGATGAACTTCGAATCTATCTCGCTGATGAGAGATTCCTCTTCCTTTTATCGAAGCACAATTATCATAAATAATATGCTTTTTCACTTCAGGAAGTAAAATCTCATCGCATAAAACATGTCGAAGAATACGATCTCTAATTTGAATACTTGTTATAGGTCTTACTCGACCTCTCTCAAACAGCGTGAATTCTTGTGTCGGTCCATTTTGAAGTGTCCGATTTATCAAATCATCTTGAATAGAAAAGATATACCTCAGAAAATTCATCATGAATTTCTGTGTTGTTTCTTTCCATTTGCTGGTTTTGACAGAGGCCTTATAAGCCCTATACAAATTGTTGGCGTCACAGACAATCTCCTCATAGTTCATAAATCATTCACCGTGTTAGCAATACTTACCGTAGTAAATTG